GGTGATGCGAAGCGGTTGGTCGAGAAGCGTCGGGGAAGCGGCTACCTGTCCCTGCGCTATTATACGGGGCGTATAATGGGCGCGCCCGCGTGACCGCGTGACCGCGTGACCTGCGCGCTCCGTGCTCCGTGCTGATCTGAGAACTGGTGATGCGACCTGCGCTATTATACGGGGCGTATAACGGGCGTGACCGCGTGGCCGCCGTGGCTCCGGGCTCCGTGCTCCGTGCTGCTCTGGTAACTGGTGATGCGAGCCGCTCCGCGAGCGGCAAGGCGAGGCAAGGCGAGGCGAGGCGAGCCACTCCGCGAGCGGCGACGCGAGGCACAAAAAAACCCCCGGCGATTTCTCGCCGGGGGTCAGGGTCAGGTCAGGCCAGAGATTTCTTGGCCGCCGCGAGCATGTCACTCGCGGCCTTGATGATCGTGTCGGCCGCCTTGGTGTCGATCACCTTGTCGGCGCGCGCCTTGCGGATCCGCCGGATCACCTCATTCGCGTGATGTTCAACCACCTCAATCGGTGTCTTGACCACGCGCCCGCCCGGCTTGGCATCCTTGCCCTTGGCGTTCGCCTTGACCTCGCGCACCGCCTTGGGTTCGACTTTTTCGACACCGGTCAGGAACCGCGCAATAGCATTGTTCACCTTGTTGCGCGCATTGTGCGCGGCGGATCCGGCTTTGGTCGCGCCGGTCGCGGCGACCATCGCCTTGTATTGCGCCTTGGGCAACCATGCGGCCGCAACGGCCGTGAAGAAGGCCTCGCGATGCTGGCCTACCGGCCGGGCCGCAAAGTCCGCGACAGTCAGACCGTTCGTGTCCAGTGTGTCGCGGAATGCAACCTGCGCTTTCTCGCGTTCGGCCATCGCGTTCGCAATCGTGCCGTCCGCCTTGATACCGGTCACGGCAATCTTGGCGACGTCGGTCACGTCGAAGGCTTTTGCCGGGGGGGTCGCGGCCTTGACCGGCGCGAGAGTGACAGTTTTTTTGGCCATGGTGTTTTCCTTTCTTGAACCATGTTTCGCCGCGCCACCATTGGCGCGTCGATGGATCCTGTATGGCATTACATGGCACGCCTTGCAACGCTTTGCCGTAGGTTAATAGCAGGAAAACGCGTTATACGGCCCGTATAATGGCGCCATTCCCTTGCGCCACGCGGCGGTCCCGCCGGACCCCCACCGGGGGGCATCCCCCCCGCACGACGCGACGCACGCGCGGCTGTTGTAACTCTATTTCGCACCCACGACGCCACATCGCTACTTTTGTTGGAACAATACCTTCCAACGCATTGCGTTACCCCCGCCACATCGCTACTTTTGTTGGAACAATACCCCCACCCCATCGTCACCGGCGCATTGCGTTACCCCCACCCCTCCGGGCTATTGTGCCATGTAGTGGCATGCGGTATCATGCGTAGTATGACTATGTCGCTCGTGCCCGCACACACGGTCCCGCTGCCTTCGGGGCGCGACCGGTCGGCTCATTCCGAGCCTTTCCCGGTGCGTATGGTGGCGGCCGCGAACACGGTCGCCGTTCTGGCGGCACACGGGCTCCCGGTGGTGTTTGACCCGGCAGATTGCAAGGCGGCAGGCGAGGTGCTGATGGAGTACGCCAAGGACCCGGAAGCGGCAAACAAGGCCATGACGGAGAAACGAATGGGTAGCATGACCCCCACCGCCCTGCGTGCAGTCGATCAGCAGCTGCGGACTTTCAGCCACAAGATTGTCGAGAGTGCCGAGCAGGTGCGGACCTACGTCACCAACCGGCTGGTAGAAGAGAGCACCAACCCGGACCCGCGCATCCGCATCAAGGCCCTTGAGCTCCTCGGCAAGATTGGCGACGTGGGCCTGTTCGTGGAGCGGAGCGAAGTTACGGTTACCCACCAGTCGTCCGAGCAGCTGCGGAATACCCTGCGGGACAAGCTCCGGAAGCTCTCCGTGGTGGAGGATGCCGAGGTCATCGACGCGGTGCCGGAGGATACGCCGAAGGCGCTGCTGACGCCGGAAGCGCTGAGTACGGCGTGGGACTAAGGCCCCAGTGCCTCTCTCCATAGCGCAGCATCCTGTGCATAACGCTGTATGAGGGGGGCGTAGCCGTCCAGTGCAGCCACGTCTTCGTGCGATACCCACCGGATGCTCTTGTTGGCGTGGGGTAGGTCCCCGACGTATCCGAGAGCCCGGGCAGCGCGCTCCAGAGCCTCGAACCGATACAACGTAACCGTGTGATCCGTGTCGAGGAACGCATGTTGCGGCTTGAAGCAGAAGTAGTGCACCAGATGTGTTTTCCGGTCGTACCCGTCGAGGGCACCAGCTATCAGGTCGGCGGCGGCCCGAAGCGCGCCGGGCCGGTCCTCGGGATGCAAGTTAAGGTTAGAAAGCAAGTGATTACAAGCACTTACAAGCCGATCTTCAGGTCGCCGCACGACCGCCGTGATACCCGAGAACTCCTGCCCTTTGTTGCGCCGTATGGCCTCGGACACCGAGTGGTGGCCGTTCAGGGTGGTGCCGTTGACCGTACGGTCCAGTACAACCTGTAGGGTAGAAGACCCTGCCTTGGGGATCTCGACGACATAGTGGTTGGTCTGGCATATGAGCATGAGCGGAGCGTGCCATTGCCCCCTCCACTGTGCAAGTGCTATCGTAGGCGCGGGCGCTATAGAGGAGAGCTGATGCCTGATTTGGCCGACCAGCCCGCTGACGTCGCTGACGTCGCTGACGTCGCTGACGTCGCTGACGTCGCTGACGCGGATGTGATCCAGCGCGTGCTGGACAATCTGGATGCGTTCAGCGCGGCCGAGCTTGTCGAGATCGAAGCGCTTGTGTCGGAGCTGGAGGCACGTGAGCGCCGTGCGGCCCTGCGGGACGACCTGATCGCGTTCTGCAAGCACATGCAGCCTGACTATCGAGTCGGGTCTCACCACCGGGTGCTTGCGGACAAGCTCATGGCCATCGAGGCGGGGCGCAACGACCGGATATGCGTCAACATCCCGCCGCGCCACGGCAAGTCCCAGCTGGTCTCGCTGCTGTTCCCCGCGTGGTTCCTCGGACGCAACCCGGACAAGAAGGTCATGATGGTGTCCCACACCGCCGACCTCGCCGTCGATTTTGGTCGCAAGGTCCGGAACCTGATCGCGACTGAGGCGTACCGGGAGGTGTTCCCGGGGGTTGCTCTCGCTACGGACTCCAAGTCTGCCGGGCGGTGGGATACGAACAAGGGGGGCGGGTACTACGCCACGGGCGTCGGGTCGGCGCTGGCCGGGCGCGGTGCGGACTTGTTGCTGGTGGACGACCCCCACTCGGAACAGGACGTCGTCAGTGGTAGCAGGGACGTGTTCGACAAGGCCTACGAGTGGTTCACGTTCGGTGCCCGGACCCGTCTCATGCCCGGAGGGCGCGTGGCGGTCGTACAGACCCGCTGGAGCAAGAAGGACCTGACGGGGCGGCTCGTGCAGGACATGATCCAGATCGAGGACGCCGACCAGTACGAGGTAGTCGAGTTCCCGGCGCTCTTCGAGCGGGAGAATGACGAAGGGGAGTTGGTGCAGACGGCCCTGTGGCCGGACCAGTTCGATGTACCGGCACTCCTGCGCACCAAGGCGTCCATGCCTACGTACCAGTGGAACGCCCAGTATCAGCAGAACCCCACGTCTGATGAGGCTGCGGTTATCACGCGCAATGCGTGGATGCGGTGGGAAGCCACCGACCCGCCGCCGATAGAGTACATGATCATGTCGTTGGACGCTGCGGCCGAGATCCATAACCGCGCAGACTTCACGGCGCTTACCACGTGGGGCGTGTTCCTGAACGAGCAGACCGGGGCGCAGAACATCATCCTGCTGAACGCGATCCGCGAGCGCATGGAGTTCCCGGAGCTGAAGCGGCGGGCCTACGCCGAATACGAAGAGTGGCAGCCGGATGCCTTCATCGTCGAGAAGAAGTCCGCCGGTACGGCCCTGTATCAGGAGATGCGCCGGATGGGCCTGCCGGTGCAAGAGTATACCCCCCACCGGGGTACCGGAGACAAGTTGGCGCGCCTGAACTCCGTGGCGGACATCGTGCTGTCCGGGCTCGTGTGGGTGCCTAACAAGCGGTGGGCGGACGAGCTGGTCGAAGAGGTCGCGGAATTTCCCTACGGGGACCACGACGACCTTGTCGACAGCACTTCCATGGCGCTCATGCGGTTCCGCCAAGGCGGGTTCGTGCGGCTGCCGACCGACCTCGTGGACGACACGCCTCCGTATCGGGGCCCGGTGGAGTACTATTGAGCAGCGCGCTTGGCGACGCTGGGTTTTGGTGTTAGAGTGCACGGTGACCCCGGCGCAGTATCGCGCGTCCATACGTGAAGCGAGCACCCTTATGATCTCCCCCAACAGAATGCCTGCGGCGCTTACTCCCAACCAGAACCTGATACATCGAGCGCAGGAGCAGGCGCAGGCTGCGGCCACCAGAGACGCGGCGCGGCAAGGCGCAGGGGCGGCACAGTATCAGAATGAGCTGGCCGGTAAAGGCGGGGGCGCTTCCCCCACCGCCAACATGATGCGTACACAACCTGCATTGCCCGCAGGCTACGACCCCAACATACACCAGCTCGGTTTTGGGGTTATGGTTCAGCCTTCGCAGGCCCCAAGCCAAATTCCTGCTGGTATGCAAGGCGACCAATTGCGCGCCCAGCCAGTCCAAGGCCTAGGAAAAGGTGGCGGAAGTCGTGGCGCGTTCGACCAGCAGCTGATGCAGTTGCCGGGGATGGCTGAGTCGCTGCAGGCGTCCCAGCAGCGCATGGCCCAAGACCCCAACGCCAACATGATGCGTACACAACCTGCTATGTCCGGTAAGGGCGGGGGCGCTTCCCGTCCCTCTCCTCCTCTTTTCGGCGGATCTCCCTACGCCGGAGGGAAGGGCGGGGGCGCGTCTCCCACTGGCGCTCCCCGTCCTTCTTCGCCCTACCAGTCGCCCTACCAGTCGCCCTACCAGTCGCCCTACCAGTCGCCCTACGGCAGGCAGTCGCCCTACGGCGGGCAGTCGCCCTACGGCGGGCAGTCGCCCTACGGCAGGCAGTCGCCCTACGGCGGTGGCGGTAAAGGGGGCGGGCAGTCGCCCTACGGCGGGCAGTCGCCCTACGGCGGAGGCGGGCGGTCGCCATACCAGTCAATGTATACCCAAGTAATGAATGCGGGGCTGGCTCCGTCGCCTACGTACGGGCGTAGCGGGTTTGTTCCCGCATCTCCGTTCCCGGCGTATACCCCTCCCGTGCAGGCCCCGTATCAACCGCCTGCGCCCACTCCCGTGTTTGGCGGCCCGGTTCAGCCTAGTCCCCCGGTAAATCCTCCTCCCGTGTTTGGCGGCATGTCGAGCGAGATAAACTACGGGGTCCCAGCCCCCGCGCCTGCGCTTGCTCCCGCTCCCGCTCCCGCTCCCGCTCCCGCTCCCGCTCCCGCTAACAAAAACAAGCGCAGCCCGGGATACGATCCGCGCCTTGGGTACGACCCCTCCAACGTCGGTGAGGGCGGACGGTAAGACATGCCCATTGCCAAGCCCCTCACACCGTTCATCATGGATGACGCCACGGACGCGGCCAACGCGGATGCGGAGCTCGTGGTCGAAATCATGGACCCGAGCGCAATTGCTATTGAGAGCGAGGACGGAAGCATCATCGTCGACTTCGAAGGCGAGATTTCTGAAGATCTGCTTGGTCCGGACCACGACAGCAATCTTGCGGAGTTCATGGACGACGCGGATCTGCAAGCGCTCGGGTCGGACCTTGTAGAAGAGTTTCTGGCGGATCGACAGTCTCGTAAGGACTGGGCCCGGGCTTATGTGCGCGGCATGGACTTGCTGGGACTCAAGATCGAAGACCGGCAGCAGCCGTGGGCCGGAGCGGCCGGGGTGTTCCACCCGCTTCTTACCGAGGCGGTGGTCCGGTTTCAGGCGCAGGCAATGGGCGAGCTGTTCCCGGCCTCGGGCCCGGTGCGCACCAAGATTCTTGGCAAGATGACGGTCGAGAAATTCAAGCAGGCGCAGCGGGTCGAGACCGAGCTGAACTACCTGCTGACGGAAGTAATGCAGGAGTACCGGGACGAGACCGAGCAGCTCCTGTTCAAGCTGCCTCTTGCCGGGTCCGCATTCCGCAAAGTCTATTACGACCCTATCCGGGAGCGCCCCGCAGCCATGTTTGTCCCGGCCGAGGACTTTGTGGTGGCGTACGGCGCTGCAGACCTCGACACCTGCCCGCGATTTACGCACGTCATGAAGAAAACGGCCAACGAGGTCGTCGAGCTTCAGGTCGCGGGGTTCTACCGAGGGGTCGATCTGCCAGATCCGACTCCGGACCGTACGGATATCCAAGAGAAGTACGACGAGCTGGACGGTGAGACGGCGGTCTTCGACTCTGACGACCGATATACGCTCTTGGAGATGCACGTAGACCTCGATCTGCCCGGTGAACTGGCCGATCCCGACGGCGTGGCGCGTCCCTACGTGGTCACTGTGGACAAGACGTCCCAGACCGTCCTGTCGATCCGCCGAAATTGGTATGAGGACGACGAGAAGCGCCGCAAGCGGCAGCATTTCTCGCATTACCGCTATCTCCCCGGGCTTGGGTTCTATGGTACGGGCCTGATCCACCTGATCGGCGGGCTTGCGAAGTCGGCTACCTCCATTCTGCGCCAGCTGATCGACGCAGGCACGCTGGCAAACCTGCCTGCGGGGCTGAAAGCGCGCGGCATGCGGATCAAGGGCGATGATACGCCGCTTATGCCGGGTGAGTTCCGTGACGTAGACGTCCCCGGAGGAGCCATCCGCGACGCGATTACGTTCCTTCCATACAAAGAGCCGTCCGGGGTTCTGTATCAGCTCCTCGGGAACATCGTGGAGGAAGGGCGGCGGATCGGGTCCGTGGCGGACATCCAAGTCGGAGACATGAACGCGCAAGCGCCCGTCGGTACCACGCTGGCACTCATGGAGCGGTCCATGAAGGTCATGTCTGGCGTGCAAGCGCGCCTGCATGCGGCCATGAAAAAGGAACTGCGCCTGCTTGCCCGGGTCGTGCATGACTACATGCCGTCCGAGTATGCCTATGAGATGGACGGAGACTTCGACCGGGTACAGGACTTTGACCAGCGCGTCGATGTTATCCCGGTGTCGGATCCCAACGCTTCCACGATGGCGCAGCGGATCATGCAGTATCAGTCGGCGCTTCAGCTGGCGCAGCAGGCTCCGCAGCTGTACGACATGGGGAAGCTCCACCGGCAGATGCTGGAGGTCCTCGGGATCCAAGACGCGGACGACATCATCAAGCTGCCGGACGAGATCAAGCCGAAAGACCCGGTCACCGAGAACATGGCGCTCCTCAAGCAGGAGCCGGTCAAGGCCTTTGCGTACCAGAATCACGAGGCGCACATCCAGACCCATATGGCGGCCATGCAGGATCCCAAGATCATGCAGCTGGTTGGCCAGTCGCCGTTTGCGTCGGCTATTCAGTCTGCGATGATGTCGCACATCACCGAGCACGTCGCCTTGATGTACCGTAGTCAGGTTCAGCGCAAGCTCGGGGTGGAGCTGCCTGATCCGGAAGCGCCGCTTCCTGATGACGTCGAGTTCGAGCTGTCGGGGCTCGTTGCGGAAGCCGCACAGAAGCTGCTCCAGCAGGACCAAGCCGAAGCGAAGCAGGCGGAAGCCAAGAAGCAGGCCGAAGACCCCCTTACGCAGATCCAGCAGCGCGAGCTGGCGATCAAGGAGATGGAGCTGAAGCACAAAGTCGAGATGGACAAGGCCAAGCTGGAGCTGGAGAAGACCAAGGCTACGGAGAACGCCGACCTGCAGGAGCTGCGTATTCGGTCCGAAGATCGACGCGCCGGGGCGCAGCTTGGGGCACGGTTGGCGGCCGAACTGGACCGGGCGCAGCGCAAGGACAAGCTGGAGGGGGCCAAGATCGGGCTCGCTATCGCCAAGGAGCTGAACGCGGACGCCGTAGCGGCTACGAGCGCGCTGGATAAGGGCAGGAAATGAGTCGGGGCGACTTCGAGCTGGACATAATCGCCTACCTGCAGCGAACGGCCGGGGAGCATAAGGCATCCATAGAGGTGTTTTTGGCTAATGGCGGCGCGCAAACACCGGAGGCGTACTGGCAGAGTGTGGGAAAGTACTCCGCGTGGAACGCAGTACTCGACGAGCTCGCCACTATCGAAAAACAGTATATTGCACAGTAACGTGGTTTTTGGTTAGTATCTGTGTATTCGTGAACGGTTCACGCAAGGTTCTGTGGTCCTCAACCGCTGCATAGGTATAGAATGTACGCTACACCAAACACTGATGACCCTACGTTGGGCGATGCTGCCCTGCAGGCCAAACTACCCAAACCGACAGGGTACCGCCTGCTCATTGCGATCCCGGAGATCAAGGAGAAGACCGACGGCGGCGTGTTCATGCCGGACGGCCTTCGGTCGGCCGAAGAGACGGCGTCCATCATCGGGTTCGTCTTGAAAGTTGGTACTGCGGCTTACGCAGACCCCACCCGATTCCCCGATGGAGCATGGTGCAAGGAAGGCGATTTCGTCATCTTCCGTTCCTACTCCGGCACTCGGTTCAAGGTGCACGGGAAAGAGTTTCGCATCATCAACGACGACACCGTAGAAGCGGTGGTTTCTGACCCACGGGGGTACACACGCGCATGACTGACGACATCAACACGGGCGAAGACACCGCCGTGGACGACATGAACAACGCCGTTCTGGCTGACGATAGCGACTTCGACGTCGAGATCGTGGACGATACGCCCGAGAAGGATAAGGGCAAGCCCCGCCGCGCCGAGGGCACCGATCCGCAGATCCCGGACGACGACGAAATCGCGCAGTACGGGGAATCCGTGCAGAAGCGCATCAAGCAGCTTCGCTACGAGTACCACGAGGAGCGGCGGGCCAAAGAAGAAGCCGCACGTGCTCGCGAAGAGGCTATCCGGTACGCCGAGTCGGTGAATCAGGAGAACCAGCGCCTGCAGCGGATTCTGTCCGAGGGCGAGGGCGTCCTCGTGCGGGAATCTAAAGGCCGCCTCCAAGCCGAGCTCGACCGTGCGCGCCGAGCGTACCGCGAAGCGTACGAAGCTGGGGACACCGACAAGGTGCTCGAAGCCCAAGAACAGATCTCCCAGTTGCAGCATGAGCGGATCCGGCTGGAGTCGTATCGCCCGGCTCCGCAGCAGCAGCAGCAGCAGCAGCAGTATCGGCAGCCGCCGCAACAGCGACCTCAACCGCAGGCCCCTGCCGTCGCGACTCCTCCTCCGGAGGCGCAGGCGTGGGCGGCCAAGAACACGTGGTTCGGCCGCGATGAGGAGATGACCGGATTTGCTCTGGGCGTTCACGAGCGCCTCGTGAAGAGCGGCGTTGCGCCGAACTCGCCAACGTACTATACTCAGATCGACGCCGCGATGCGGAAGCGTTTCGCGGACAATTTTGGCGACGACACGGTAGAGGTTAGCGTACCGTCCGCTCGTCCGTCAGGTAACGTGGTAGCTCCTGCGAGCCGAGGCTCGAAAAAACCGCGCCAAACTGTGCAGCTGACCAAGTCCGCAGACGATATCAGAAAGCGGCTCGGACTGACTCGCGAGCAATACGCCGCGCAACTCATGAAGGAACGCACCTATGGCTGATCGAACTCCCCGAGACCTCAACACGCGCGAGCATACGCAGCGCAAGAAGGGCTGGTCGCGGCCGTCCATGCTTCCGACCCCCACGCCCCGGGCCGGGCTCAAGTTTCGTTGGATTCGCACTTCCCTGCTGGGGAACAGCGACAACCCCAACGTCTCGTCCCGATTCCGGGAAGGGTACACGCCCGTGAAGGCGGCAGACTTTCCGGAGCTCAAAGTCATCCCCGACATCGATTCCCGGTTCAAGGGCAACATCGAGGTCGGCGGCTTGATGCTCTGCAGTATCCCCACCGACGTCGCGCAGGAGCGCGTTGATGGTCAACTCCACCAAGCGGCGAATCAGATCGACGCGGTTGACCGGAACTACCTGCGTGAAAATGATCCGCGTATGCCCGTGCTTCGGCCCGAGCGCTCTACGCGCACCTCGTTTGGCAAGTGAGCAGACTCACCTGATGTCTGTGATCCCGCCTCTGGAAACCTGTAGATAGAAGGAGAAGGCAAATGTCTTCCACTGCTGCTCCCTTCGGTCTGCGCCCGATTGGTCGTCTGGACAACGGTTCGCAAGAAGTGTTCCGCCAGTATCCCATCGCTTCGGGCTACGCAGCGAATGTCGCCGTTGGCGACATCGTTCAGCTCGTTGATGGTGGTACCGCCACGACCATTCAGAAGCAGTCCGGCACCGGAGACGCCACCACCGCACTCGATATGGTGGGCGTCTTTGTTGGTTGTTCGTATACGGACCCCAACACCAACCAAGTCGTGTACAGCCAGCTCTGGCCGACCGGCACCGTCGCGTCTGACGCGATGGCGTATGTTGTCGATGACCCGAATGTTCTGTTCGCCATCCAAGCGGATGGTGCGCCGACCAACACGGGCGACATCTACGGCAAGAACGCGCTGCTGGTTCAGACCGCACCGAACACTTCGCTGAAGATTTCGCGTGTGGCGCTGGATATCTCGACGCTCGCCACCACCGCTACGTATCCGATCCGCGTGATCGACTACCTCGGCGGCGACAAGGGCGACGAGAAAGGCACGTCCTACCCGATTCTGGTGTGTAAGTTCAACAACCACCAGCACACTTCCACCACTGGCTCTTCGTAAGGAGGAATGAGAGATGGCTATTTCTCGCGCACAACTCCTGAAGGAGCTTCTCCCGGGTCTGAATGCCCTGTTCGGTCTTGAGTACAAGAAGTACGAGAACGAGCATTCGGAGATCTACGAAACCGAAAACTCGGAGCGCAGCTTCGAGGAAGAGGTGAAACTCTCGGGCTTCGGCGCTGCGCCGGTCAAACCCGAAGGTTCGGCGATCTCCTACGACAACGCGCAGGAGTCCTTCGTCGCTCGTTACAACCACGAAACGGTTGCAATGGGCTTCTCCATCACCGAAGAGGCGATGGAAGACAACCTGTACGACTCGCTCTCGGCGCGCTACACCAAAGCGCTGGCTCGCGGTATGGCGTACACCAAGCAGGTCAAGGCAGCGTCGCTGCTGAACACGGGCTTCGACACCTTCAACTCTGGCGATGGCGTCACCCTGTTCAGCACCGCGCACCCGACTGTCGCTGGTGGCACGAACGCAAACCGTCTGGCTACCGACGCCGACCTGAACGAGACCTCGCTCGAACAGGCTGTTATCGACATCGCTGCGTTCGTGGATGAACGCGGCCTGCTGATCGCAGCCCGTCCGCGCAAGCTGATCGTTCCCCCGGCCCTGATGTTCGTGGCTACCCGCCTTCTGCAGACTGAACTGCGGACCGGCACCGCCGACAACGACATCAACGCGCTGAAGTCGAACGGGTCGATCCCGGAAGGCTACCGTGTCAACCACTACCTGACCGATGCGGACGCCTTCTTCATCACCACCGACGTTCCGAATGGCATGAAGCACTTCGTGCGTACCGCCATGCAGACCGGGATGGATGGGGACTTCGACACGGGCAACGTCCGCTACAAGGCCCGCGAGCGCTACTCGTTCGGTGTCTCGGACCCGCTCGGCATCTTCGGTTCGCCGGGTGCCTGACGGAGTTCTGTACTCCCACTGGAAAGGCCCGCTTCGGCGGGCCTTTCTTTTTGTCTTGCGATGATGTACCGTCAGCGAAAGGGCCTCACTCAGCCATGCAGACAGGACTACGCCCTTCCTGACGTTGCATAGACTGTATGGCGAATCCTTGTGCAAAGGGTACTACAATGGCTTCGACTACTTTCTCCGGCCCGGTAACTTCGACCGCTGGTTTCATCTCCGGCTCTGGCTCGCTGGTGTCGGCCACGGCCGCCACGCTCACCTGCACTTCGGCGTCTCACGCTGGTCGGACGGTCGTTCTGGACCGTGCCGCAGGTATTGCGGTGACGCTTCCCGCTGCGACCGGCTCCGGCAACAGCTACCGCTTCTTTGTCGCGACTACGATCACCTCGAACTCGACCACCGTGAAAGTTGCTGACGCGACTGATATCATGGCGGGCGTCGCCATCGTCGCAAACGACAGCGATGCCTCGGCTTCGATCTTTGAGACGGCCGCCGACAGCGACACCATTACCTTCAACGGCACGACCACTGGCGGTGTCAAGGGCGCTACTATTGAGCTGCAGGATGTCGCCTCGAACCTGTGGTCCGTCCGCGTCGTTGGTGCTGCAACCGGCACCGAGGCTACGCCTTTCTCGGCCACCGTGTCGTAAGGGGGCTGAGTCGTGGGTAACCTGAACAGCAAAGTCCAAAACAATGGAGCGGCAAAAGCCGCTCCTGTAAAGCCTGCGGCGAAGAAGGCCTCTGCAAAGAAGGAGGGCTAATTCATGGCTGACGAATATGATGTCAACTCTAAGCGCCTGACTGGTACAGGCGCGGTCTCCATTGGCCGCGCTCGTATCCGTCAGGCAGTCACGACTGTGTCGGGCGCGGGGCGCTTGACGCTGACCTCCGGTAACGGCGGGGCAACGAAGATCGACTTGGATTTTGCGGCGGCAGGTACATACGACATCTTCATCCCCGGAAACGGCGTCCTCTTCGAGGCCGACCCGTATATTTCGGCGGCAACAAACGTCACAGCCGTGACTTTGTTCTGGTCGTAAGGAGCACTGAATGGCTCGGGAAATATCATCCATCTCTCGGTTTGGTCTTACCGAGCCATTCGAGCTTCAGGTCGCTCGTGGGCAGATCACTGGCCACAGGTCTGTTGTTGTGTTTGGGTATAACCCGGACGTAGACACTACTCGTGTTACTGTGTGGCCGTACACTGGAATCATCCCGCTGCCTGCAGCTGCGCTCCAGATGAAGGTTAGCTCCTCGAGCGCCAACGACACTGCCGCAGGAACAGGGGCGAGGACCGTCTATGTGGCTGGCCTTGATGCCAACCACAACGAGATTGAAGAGATCGTCACCCTGAACGGCCAGACAGCCGTGCTGACGACGCAGTCGTTTCTCCACGTCAACAACGCCTATGTTGCCACCGCAGGCTCGGGACTTTCCGCTGCCGGAGACATCTACTTTGGCGATGGGGTTGTGACAGCCGGTGTTCCTGCTACCGTCTACGACCTCATCAAGTTTGACTACAACCAGCGCATCACCGGAAGCTACACAGTACCCGCAGGATATACCGCATATTTGGCGCAGGGACTATTCTCTGCGGGACAACCGGGCGGTTCGGCGCAGGTTGTTGGGAGGCTTCTTACTGTGGGAGTAGACGGTATTCGCCGCACTGCAGCAATTACCACGGTCAACAACGGCGTTTCGGATTACACCTTCGAATATCCGCTTCGAATCGCTGAGAAAACGACCATTGAGGCGACTGCACAGGGAAGCTCAAACAACAACGAGGCTTCGGCCATGTTCATTCTGCTGTTGGTGTCAAATGACTGAAAGTAAGAAGGATCCGCGCCTCGCTCGCGCTGGCGTCTCCGGCTACAACAAGCCGAAGCGCACGCCAAACCACCCGACCAAGTCGCACATTGTGGTCGCCAAACAAGGCGATCAGGTCAAGACTATTCGGTTCGGGCAGCAGGGCGTGAAGACCAACCAGACTGCAGGCCAACGCGAAGCGTTCAAGTCGCGCCACGCCAAGAACATCGCCAAGGGCAAGATGTCCGCTGCCTATTGGGCCGACCGCGAGAAGTGGTCGCCTAGCAAGACAAAGTCGCCCTCGAAGAAATGGGTCAAAGGATCATGATCTCCCGATCCAGCATGAGCAACCAGATATGGGGAAACAAGATGCCACTCACAGCCAAAGGCAAGAAGATCAAGTCCGCCATGGAGAAGGAGTACGGGAAGGAGCGCGGCAAGCGCGTCTTTTACGCCTCCGAGAACAAGGGCACGATCAAAGGTGTGGCCAAGAAGATGGGGGGCGGCCGCATGGAGGGGTACCACCGAATGCCCGACGGCCGCATGATGAAAGATTCCGCCCATAGGATGGCGGGTGGCGGTAAGGTTACCCGGGGTGATGGCTGCTGCATGCGCGGGAAGACCCGAGGAAAGGCATGCTGATTTAGTCATGGGCCGCACAAACGAGAAGCTGTGGGAGAAATCCAAGGCAGAAGCCAAGGCCAAGATGGGCGGCAAGCACTCTGCTCGTGCCATGCAGCTTGCCGGTAAGATCTACCGCGAAAAAGGCGGGGGGTATACGGGCGAAAAGACGGCGGCCCAGAAGTCCATGACGAAGTGGACAAAGGAAGACTGGGGGACAAAGAGCGGCAAGCCGTCGGGCAAGACCGGAGAGCGCTACTTGCCGAAGAAAGCGCGTGACGCGCTTAGTGCTGCAGAGTATGCTGCGACTACACGGGCCAAGCGCGCAGGCACCGCCAAGGGAAAGCAGTTCGTAGCGCAGCCAAAGCGGATTGCGCGGAAGACCGCCAAGTTTAGGAAGTAGCCCATGGCCGTAGTTACCCCCGATATGCCGGACCTCTTCGAGGAGGCCTATGAGCGCCTTGGGCTTGAATTGCGGTCCGGGTATGACCTCAAGACTGCGCGGCGCAGCTTCAACCTGCTGACGCTTGAGTGGCAGAACCGAGGCCTGAACCTCTTCACCATCGACTCGGGCACGCAGGTGCTTACCGCCGGTACGGCGACGTACACGATGCCCAACGATACTATCGACCTGATCGAACACCAGCTGCGTACCGGCACCGGCACCAACCAGATCGACACCAATCTGGAGCGGATCAGCGTATCCACGTACGCGCAGCAGACCAACAAGAATACGCAAGGGCGACCCACGCAGATCTACGTACAGCGGCTAGCCACGTCGACGACTGTGACGCTATGGCCAGTGCCGGATTCTACGCAGACCTACACGCTGCTTTATTATCGCCTCAAGGGCATCGACGGAATTTCGTCGGGTATCGGCACCACGGCCGCTATCCCGCCGCGCTTTGTGCCTGCGCTGGTGGCCGGGCTCGCGTACCAGCTTGCGGTGAAGAAGAAACCGGAGCTGGCAGGCATGCTGAAGCAGGAGTACGAAATGCAGTTCGATCTGGCTGCCGGGGAGGACGAGGACCGTTCGTCGGTCAGCTTCGTCCCGTTTAACACGTTCCTTATGGGGTAAGTATGGCGTACGCATCCGGGAAAAAAGCGTTCGGCTTCTGCGACCGTACCGGGTTTCGGTACCCGCTCGCTGACCTTGTGTGGGAGGTTCAGAACGGCAAACGTACGGGCTTCCGCGTTGGCCGCGACGTCGTGGACCCGGATCAGCCGCAGAACTTTCTTGGGCGCGTCAAGATCAACGACCCGCAGGCGTTGAAGGACCCTCGCCCCGACGCGTCGCTCGCTGAGAGCCGCCAGCTGTGGGGGTGGAATCCCGTTGGGAATCCGGCCCAGTATATGGTAGCATCTGTCGGAACCGTCACAGTAACCACCTCGTAGGATACGAACCATGGCAATGAAAACCTCGGCACCCAAGAAGTCTCTGCGCCCGAAGGCGCGCCCTGCCGACCTGATGGAGGGCGAGGCCGTCAAGCGCGGCGACAGCACCAAAGAGCGGGAAGTCCGCGAAGACGCCCCACTCAAAAAGATGGCCGGTGGCGGCATGTGCCGGGGCATGGGTGCGGCCACCAAGGGCGGCAAGTACCGTATGGGGTAATGCCAGATGAACTACGCGGAACTTACACAGGCCCTGCAGGACTACACGGATAATCAGGAGACGACATTCGTCTCCAACATCCCTACGTTCATTCGGCAGTCCGAGCAGCGTATCTTCCGTAGTGTTCTGATTCCCGAGCTGCGTAAGAATGTGACTGGGACGACCGCCACGGGCAACCGGTTTCTGGCGCGCCCCACGGACTTCTTGGCCCCGATCTCGCTTGCTATCGGTACCGGGGGCGTGCCGGATACGTACCTTATCGAGAAGGACGTAAACTTCATCCGTGAGGCGTATCCAAGCGCTTCCAGCACCGCCGAACCCAAGTACTATAGCGCGTTTGACGGTGACGCCTATTCTGGTGGCGCGGAGACCAGCCCGGGGTATTTCCTTCTAGGGCCGACTCCCGATGCCGATTACGCGGTGGAGCTCCATTACTACTACGATCCTCCGTCGATTGTGGACACCAGCACGTCGTGGCTGGGCGAGAACGCCGACACTGCGCTTCTGTACGGAGCGCTTATCGAAGCCTACACGTTCATGAAGGGCGAAGCCGAGTTGCTGACTCTGTACACGACCCGGTACCGCGAGGCGCTCGACGAGCTCGCTAACGTCGGTGTGCGACTGCGTCGTGACGACTATCGGGGAGGGGCTTTGTGATGCAGACGCCTACTATGGGTATGGGGTTTTCAGACGGTTTTGCGGTGTCGGTACAGACCACGTCCGGGCGGGGTTTCACGCCGGAAGAGATTGCCGACCGCTGCACAGACCGGCTGGTTTCCGTAGCGGACACCGCGCCTCCGGAGATCCGGGAGCAGGCACGGGCGTTCAAGGAGCACGTACGTGTCGTGGTCGCCTTCTATCTGAAGGAGGCGGTCAAGAGCGACCGGACAACCGTATATAATGCCATCATGGATGCAGGCCACCTTGAGCTTGCCGATCTGATAAGGAGACTCTGACATGGCTTTCACTGGCAACTTTATGTGCACGTCCTTCAAGCAAGAACTCTTGCAGGCCCAGCACAACTTCACGGCAAGTACTGGTGACACATTCAAGCTTGCGATGTACACCAACAGCGCATCGTTCACTGCTGCAACCACTGACTATACAACCTCAAATGAGGTTAGTGGCACTGGCTATACAGCAGGCGGCGGAACCTTGACGAACATCACGCCGACGACATCAGGCACGACTGCTTTCACTGACTTCGCGGACCTGACGTTCTCGACTGCCACCATTACGGCGCGTGGTGCGCTGATCTACAACACGACAGCTGGTGCCAGCACTGGCACGACAAATGCCGTTATTGTGTTGGATTTTGGTGGAGACAAGACTGCGACGGCAGGTGATTTTACCATCGTGTTCCCAACTGCTGACGCGAGCAACGCGGTCATTCGGATTGCCTAATGGCTGATATCATCGTCCCAACCGGCGGATGGTCCCGCTTTGGTTGGGGCGAGATGCCTTGGGGTCAGACGGACCTCCCTAAAGCCACAGGCAATGTTGGCTCTGTTTCCGTTATTGCCAAAGAAAATGTCCCCACCACTGGGCTATCCGCAACAGGCGGTGTCGGCGCGGTAACGGTCGTTGCCGAAGAAAATGTCCCCACCACTGGGCTATCCGCCACAGGCGGTGTTGGCGCGGTAACGGTCGTTGCCAAAGCAAATGTCTACCCTGATGGTCTTTCCGCCACAGGCGGTGTCGGCGCGGTAACGGCCGTTGCCAAAGCAAATGTCCCCACCACTGGGCTATCCGCAACGGGCGATGTTGACTCTGTTTCCGTTGTTGCAGAAGCAAATGTCCCCACCACTGGGCTATCCGCCACAGGCGGTGTCGGCGCGGTAACGGTCGTTGCCAAAGCGAATGCCTACCCTGATGGTCTTGCCGCAACGGGCGATGTTGACTCTGTTTCCGTTGTTGCAGAAGCAAATGTCCCCACCACTGGGCTATCCGCCACAGGCGGTGTCGGCTCTGCTTCTGTCTCTGCTGACGCAAATGTCTACCCTGATGGTCTTGCCGCCACAGGCGGTGTCGGTTCGGTTTCCGTTGTTGCAGAAGCGAATGTCCCCACAACTGGGCTTCAGGCATCTGGCGGCGTTGGCTCTGTAAACATTGTTGCGCGTGCCAACGTCTACCCTGACGGCGTAGAGGCTGCAGCGCAGGTTGGTACAGTTACTGTCATCGCAGAGGCTGTTGCATCTGTCACAGGCGTTGCTGCTACTGGCGCTGCAGGTTCCGTTACGGTTGTTGCCAAGGCGGTCACTCCTGTAACCGGTGTCTTGGCTACGGGGTCCGCAGGCTCCGCATCTGTCATTGCCGCAGCAAATGTATCCACCACAGGCGTATCTGCTGCTGGGCAGGTCGGTACAGTTACTGCCATTGCAGAGGATGTTGTATTTGTCACAGGCCTGCAAGCCAGTGGCGCTGTCGGTTCAGTTTCCGTTGTTGCAGAAGCGAATGTCCCCACCACTGGACTGCAAGCTACTAGCAGTGTTGGCGCGGTAACGGTCGTTGCCAAAGCAAATGTCTACCCTGATGGTCTTGCCGCCACAGGCGGTGTCGGTTCAGTTGCCGTCACCGGTGCTGCGATTGTTTATCCAACAGGTATCGCAGGATCCGCTGCGGTCGGCGCAGTCACAGTTGAGGTCGATGCAAATGCGCCGGTTTCCGGCCTAGAGGCGACAGGATCGGTTGGTTCTGTTACCGTAGTTGCCAAAGCAAATGTCTACCCTGATGGTCTTGCCGCAACAGGCGGTGTTGGCTCTGTAACAGTTGTTGCAGAAGCGAATGTCTACCCTGATGGTCTTTCCGCCACAGGCAATGTTGGCTCTGTAACAGTTGTTGCTGCGGCGAATGCCCCTACCACTGGCCTGCAAGCCACTAGCAGTGTCGGTTCTGTAACCGTAACGGCATACGCTGTAACCAATGTCTCTGGTGTTTCTGGCTCTGCCAGTGTCGGCTCTGCTTCTGTCTCTACTGACGAAAATGTCCCCACCACTGGGCTATCCGCAACAGGCGGTGTCGGCTCTGTAACCGTAACGGTATACGATGTAACCAATGTCTCTGGTGTTTCTGGCTCTGCCAGTGTCGGCTCTGCTTCTGTCTCTGCTGACGCAAATGTTACGACATCTGGGGTGTCTGCGACTGGATACTCCGGAAGCGTTGTCGTTTCTAATGATGCGACCACATCTGTTAGCGGACTACAGGCTAATGCCTACAACGGCTCTGTATCCGTAGCTGCACAGGCAATAGTCTCCCCGTCCGGTCTTCAAGCCTCTGGGCAGGTTGGCTCCGTTCGTATTGGGATTTTCGTCTCCGTTTACGTCACCGGAGTGTCAGCGACAGCATATGCTGGAAGTGTAATTGTAGAGGCTGGCGCTAGTGTCAGCGTCTCGGGCGTCACCGCAATCGGTGAAGTAGATGCTGTCTTTGTGTGGGGCGAGATTGTTCCAAATCAAAATCCAAGTTATAGTTCAATAGAACCTTCGCAATCTGCCGGATATGCGACGATCACACCAAGTCAGGTTTCTGGCTATGCAGCGGTGGCTCCGTCACAATCCCCGGGATATGCGCCCGTAAACCCATCCCAGTCTCCGAGCTGGGACGACATAGCAGCATAGGACACCGCCCATGCCTAGCACGTACACTACGAACAACGGCATCGAACTCATTGGGACCGGAGAACAGTCCGGTATTTGGGGCGATACCACCAACACAAATCTTACCCTTGTCGATGCATCCTTGGATGGGCATACGACAATTACCCTTGTGTCTGCAGGCACGAGCGGGTCTCCCAATAGCCTCCCCATCGCCGATGGCTCTGCATCCAATGGCCGCAACCGCGCCTTGATCTTTGCAGACGGTGGCGACTTGGGGGCTGATGTTTATGTTCAGCTAACCCCGAACGACGCGAAGAAGATTATCTTTGTTCGAAACAGCCTGTCTGGGTCGCGGAACCTTATCCTGTTCCAAGGCACATATAGCTCCTCAAACGACTTCGTGCTTGCTGCGGGCAAGGACGCCATCGTGAAGTTTGACGGTGGCGGCGCTGGTGCGGTGGCTTCGGCCCTTCTGGCTGATCTGGCGCTGGACGCCGCCACGATCACGACCATCAGCAACACCACGCTGAACACCGCTACGGTCAACGCGACTACCGTGGACACCACCAACATCGAAGTAACTAACCTGAAGGCCAAGGACGGTGTCGCAGCGGTAACTATTGCCAACTCGACCGGAAACGTCGCGTTTGACACCGACACGCTCTACGTTGACGCGACCAACAACCGGGTCGGCATCGGCACGACAAGCCCCTCTAGCACGCTTGATGTTGTTGGTAATGCTGAGATCACCGGCAACCTGACCGTTGACACCGACACGCTCTACGTTGACGCGACCAACAACCGGGTCGGCATCGGCACCACATCACCGACCGAAGCGCTTGATGTTACGGGCAACATCGCCGTCAGCGGTACTGTGGACGGACGCGATGTTGCGACGGACGGCACCAAGCTCGACGGGATCGAAGCTGGGGCGGATGTAACAGATACTGCTAACGTCACGGCTGCGGGCGCATTGATGGACAGCGAGTTGGCGTCCATATCGTCCGTCAAAGCTCTTAACCAAGGTGTAGCGACTACCGATAGCCCTTCGTTTGCGGGGCTGACCGTAGACACCAACACGCTCTACGTGGATGCCACAAACAACCGGGTGGGCATCAGTACCGCTAGCCCCTCTGAAACGCTTGATGTTGTCGGTAATGCCGAGATCAACGGAAACATTATCGTCAGCGGTACCGTGGACGGACGT